GAGAGTTACCCAAAATGACCGCCTCACAAAAAGCTAAACAACTAGGCTGCAAGTCCTTAAAGCAAATCACAGACAAAACAGGAACGTCACTGCAAACGCTAACAAACTGGCACCACAACAAGCCTGATTTGTTTTACGTGGTTTGTGTTGGCGTTGCTGCGTTGCAGTCTGCCGATGTTTGAACTATGCTCACCTTCCGCGCCGCACCTTACATGCTACAGAGATGTAGCTCCTTTAACTTTGGAGCTATGATATGAACAAACCTACTTATGAAGAGCTGTTAAGCCAGCGAGACCATTTCAAAAACGGCATGGCTGAGTTGCAAGATATTATTGACAAAATGCAGCCTGAGCGTGATGCGTTTGCTATCAGACTGGAAGATTCAGAAAGCCAATACAGCGAGTTGCATGATAGAAATTCTGCACTGGCTGCACAGGTTGAATTAATGCGGTCAGCGTTAGAATTGGCGTTTATTAGTGTAAAAACTTGCTATAAGCAAGACTTGGCACCGTTTAGCGATGTTGTCACTGTAGAGAAAGCCATTAAATTAAAACCAGCGGCATGCTTAGCGCAGGTGAAGGTTGATGTTGTGCATGATTTTGTTAATTATGTTGTTGATAACGATTTATCAAATACTTTAGAAGCCGCAGCCTTTCAGTTCGGCCTTATTAATAAAGGCGACAAACCATGAAAACATACACAATTGCAGCAACAACCAGAGCAGGCAATTACATTCAAACTCAAACAAGCGCAACCAGCATGAAAGGAGCGATTGAGAATTTTATATACGACTTGGCTATTGGCCATGCGACGCTAATGGAAGAGGTTGTTGAGTTGGATATTACGGAGATAGTGGAATGAAGCCACTACCATATGAAGAAATGATGTTACTGCTAAAGGTTATAGCCGCGTTTTTTATTGTCGCTTTTTGCTTAGTAGCTTGGGTGTTAATATATTAATGATATCTACAGAGCGGGAGCGCTACGAATGAGCAAATCAATTTACTGCCCTATCTGCGGAAGAGACATAGAGCCAGAAAACGCTGAAGAGGTTGAGCTTGGCGAGAATGACGGTTATATTTACGTACATGATGATATTCCGCATGAAGAAGATGATTTAAAATCACTATTTACCGGAATCCAGTAGCCGCCTAACAAGCGGCTTTTTTCATTGCGCAAGATAAGCTATACTCAAGCAACCCAAATAAAATGGCAGTTAACGATTATAACATGACATTTACATCTGAGAGACAGCCAGACCCAGAAGACCGTGCACGCAGAGGCTTAGGCGCGAAAACATTAATGCTTGACGCTATCGAGTCAGAATGCGGCAGCAAGGATGAGTTCTTTCGCAGAGTTGTGCAGATTGGCCTTGGTGAGAATGGAGCGCCACCAGTGCCAATGCTGATAAGTGAAGCATTAAAGCGCGTAGAGCCTCCGCTAAAGCCGTCAGGCGAAAGAATCAAACTAGATATACCAGAAGGCGCAACGCACGAGCAAAAGGCTCTGGTTGTGTTCCACGGCGTATCTGATGGCAATCTGACGCCAGAGCAGGGGCAAATGCTGATTGGCATGATTAAAGACACCATCACCATCAGCGAATCAACCGAATTAATCAAGCGCCTTGATGCGCTGGAGGCTGCGCTTGCGAAGGCTAACAAGTAGCAAGCTTGAGGCGCTGGAGCAACAGCTTGTTTCAGTGACTACAGATAAAACATTCAACACCACGTTTGGCATTGTCTGCCCGAAAGATGGTCACATCTACAGCCTAGAGTATCTGAACGGCGAATGGCAGCGAACAGATAAAAAGCCTGACGTTTTCATAGCCTCAAAGCTTGAGCGCGTCTTACGTACTCACAAGCGCTTTGTTGTGGTCATCGGCGGTAGGGGTTCGGGAAAATCGGTACAGCTTATTGATATTGCAATGGCTGGCGTTAAAGATTTATCCGACAAGGTTTACTGCCTTCGGGAGTTTCAAAACTCGCTTGAGGACTCAGTACACAGCCTGATAACGTCAGAATATGACCGTCTCGGTATGACTGGCTTCAGCACTCAAAACAACGTCATTCAGCACGAATCAGGCGGGGCTTTTAAGTTTAAAGGATTGGCGCGTAATCCTGCCAGTATCAAGTCAGCAGCAGGCTTTCGCCGCTTCCTTATCGAAGAAGCGCAAACCATCAGCGCTGAGTCACTGAAAGAGCTAACACCAACAGCGCGAAACAAAGCCAAGGCAGGCTTGCCGCAGCGCTTTCTAGTTAACACTGAGGAAGAAGAAAACGCAGAGATTGACCAGCTCAACAAGGTTCAGTTGATATTCATCGGCAACCCTGGCAGCAGTGAAGATCCATTTTCACAGCGCTTCATTGAGCCATTTGCAGATAAGCTCTTGTCAGATGGTTACTATGAGGATGATTTACATCTTATCGTGGTGATGAACTACTCAGACAATCCGTGGTTCGAGGACTCAGGCTTGGAGGGTGAAAGGCAGTTCGACTTAACCAATCTACCACGCGCACTATACGACCACATCTGGCAAGGTAAGTACAACGACAGCGTGGATAACGCCATTATTCCATCAGAATGGTTCGATGCCTGCATTGACGCACACGAGAAACTTAACTTCAAGAAGCGAGGCAGTAAGGTATTGGCGTTCGACCCTGCGGACACTGGACCAGATGCGAAGGGTTACGCATTGCGTCATGGTGTTGTGTTCACTGACGTTGGCGAGATTGAGCAACCAGACATAAACACCGCACTAGATGCAGCCGCAGACATGGCAATAACAGAATCGGTTGACCTGTTTACGTGGGACTGTGATGGCATGGGTGTTGGACTGAAGCGAGAAGTTGATACATGGATGGCGCCGAAGCAGATACAGACAAGGCAGTTCAGGGGCAGCAACTCGCCGGATAACAAGGATTCGATTTATCAGCCTGTCGATAATCAGCAGAAGCAGAAAACCAACGGCGAAACATTTAAGAATAAACGCGCACAAAACTATTGGTTATTGCGCGACAGGTGCTACAGGACTTACAGAGCGGTAGTTCACGGCGAATACTCTGACCCCGACGATTTGATTAGTTTTAGCTCAAGCATTAAACTACTACAGAAATTACGCTCAGAGCTTTGCCGCATACCAAAGAAGCCAAACGGCTCAGGCTTGATACAGATTATGAGCAAACAAGATATGCTGTCATTGCACATCAGAAGCCCTAACATGGCAGACAGTGTAATGATGGCGCTAGATAACCCCGAGCTTGCAGAAGCAATCGACTTCTCAGAAGGATTTAAATCATTATGGTAAAAGACTCAACGCAATGCTTAGAACGCTTTGCAAAGACTCAGGGCGAAAACTACGACTACAGAGAGCTGAGCCGCGAAGATGATCGCTTCTGCTTAGAGAAGGATGGTCAGTGGGAGGATAACGTTGTTCGCAATATGTCGGGACGCCCTCGCTATACCTTCGACAAAACCAACCCAGTCATCGAAGATATTATGTCTGAGGTTGAGGGCATGGACTTCGGCGCGCGAGTCAGACCAGCAGGCGGCGGAGCTACTAAAGAGCTTGCAGAGACTTACTCGGGCGTTATCCGCTACATCGAGAACATCAGCAACGCGCCAAACGTGTTACGCGCAGTGACTCGCAGGCAGATTCGCCGCGGTGTTGATTTCATCCGACTTAAAACAGATTGGTCTGGTGAGTCAGGCTTTCATCAAGATATATTCATTAAAGACGTTAAAGACTCCATCAACCGCGTTTGGTTGGGCTATCACGAAGAACAAGACGGCTCTGATGCTGATGAGGGCTGGCAGGTTCACGCCATGCTTCCTGAAGACTTTGAAGAGATGTACGGGCGAAAGTGCAAGTCAATCGGCATTGGCCAAGAGTCGCAGATTGGTGAGCAGGACTATAAACCTGAATTGGCTTTATACCTTGAATACCTTTACAAAAAGCCATACAAGAAAACTATCGCGTTGATGAGCGACGGCAGCGAGATTGAGATTACTAAGGAAACATCATCCGTACTGGATGAGCTGATGATGAAGGGCGTCACAGAAGTGCGCCGCAGAACCACGCAGAGCTTCAAGGTTTTTAGTCGCTTCTTAGATGCTGATGATTGGCTTGGCTCAGAGCTTGAAACGGTTTGGTGTTCAATCCCCATCATTCCTGTTTATGGCAACTTTGAGGTTGTCGAAGGCAAGGTTATTTGGTCGGGCATCGTTCGCAGGCTGCAAGACCCGCAACGAACATACAATTACGCGCGCAGCAGAGAGATTGAAGAGGGTGCACTAGCCCCACGCCGCAAGCTGATGATGACTAAGAAGCAAGCAAGCGACAAAGACGTTATGCGCCAACTTCAAAACATGAACACAAGCGCAGACCCTGTGCAATTCTACGTGCCTGACGAGCAAGCGCCACAGCCATACGAAACGGCAGGACCACAGATTAACCCTAACCTCGCCAACACCGCGCAAGCTGCCGCCAATGACATTGTAGAAACGTCAGGTATATTCTCCGCACAACAAGGACAGAACCCGCGCTATCAATCAGGATTTGCAATTGAGCAGATGATTAGCAAGGGCGACGCTAAGACTACTCGCTGGCTAAACAACACTGCCATTGCTTATCGCCGAGTTATGCTGATGCTGATTAAGGCTATCCCGAAGATTTACGACTCTGAGCGCGTAATCCGTATTGAAAACAACGACGGAACAGAAGAATCTGTTGAGCTTAACAAGGAAGTGATTGATTCTCAGACTGGCAAGGTGGTCAAGGTTAACGACTTATCGCAAGGCCAGTATGCTGTCACGGTTGATTTGGACAGAGCCTACAAGTCCAAGCGCCAAGAGTCAGCAGAAAGGATGGTGCAGTTAGCGGCAGTTGACCCAAGCATTATGATTGAAGCGGCGGATATTGTGTATGGCAACTTGGATGTCCCAGGTGCCGAGCAAATCAAAGAACGTAAACGCCTTGCGATGCTCAAAGCTGGTTTGATTCCTGACAGCCAAATGACTGACGAAGAAAAGCAGGAAGCCGATATTCTAATTCAGCAGCAACAGCAGCAAATGGCAATGCAGCAAGAGCAGCAAGCGCCAGTTACTCAAGCGATGGTTGCTAACTATGAATCGATTATCCAAGAGCGTATGGCTAAGCTGATGCAAGAGCAGGAAAAGCTAGACCTGCAAAAGCAGAAACAGATTGACGATGTAATGCTGAAGCTTACCGAGCTGGAGCAGAAGTATATGACGCAATTAAACGCTGAGGCTGCGGCAAACCGCCAAATTCTTGACACGCCAATTAATTGACGCAATAATAAGCCAAACGGTACGACAGCGTTAACTGTCGGCTTCGATAACCCATAAGGTGCTAGACATGACAGAGCTGCAACAGGATAACGAATTCCCATACGACGACGATGTTGGTTTACAGATGGATTCTGAGCAACAAGACGACGAAACGGAAAGCGACAACCTTTCGGATTTCAGCCCCGAATCAGAACCGGAAACTGAGACAAATGCCGAAGACCAGCCGCACAAGGCAGGTAATAAGCTGCAAGAGCGTTTAGACAAGCTGACTGCTGAAAAGTATGAAGCCAAACGCCAAGCGGCAGAGCTTGAAGCCAAGCTGAAAGCATATGAGAGCAAAGCAACGCCGACGGCACTGCCTGACGATTTAGCGCCGCCAGTATTACCCGAAGATACGTGGGATGCTGAGCAGATGCGCGAATATCACAAGCAAATGCTGGATTACAGCCGCAAAGTAGCAGCTTATGAGGCGCGAAACGCACTGAAATCTAACGAGCAGCAACGCAATCAAGATGCACAGCAACAGGCTAACGCTAAAGTGGTGCAAGGTTTTGCGCAAAGAGCATTGCAAAGCGGTATCAGCATTGAACAGTTAGAAGCTGCTGGTAACGGCTTGGTCAATGCAGGCTTAGCGCCAGAGCTTCAGATGTTGATTATGGAAGACGAAGCAGGGCCACAGATGGCGATGTACCTAGCTCGCAATCCAGACTTAGCGGCAGAAGTTTTGAGCCTTTCACCAACTAAAGCGGCAATCAAGCTCGCAACAACAGTTAAGGCTGCTGCCATTGCTGGCAAAGCCAAAGTAACACAAGCGCCAGACCCAATTCCAACAGGAAAGGCTGGTTCAATGCGGGAACGCGACGCTTTTGAAGCTCGCTATCCAAACGCCAAAATAATTTAAGGAAGTTCTGTCATGCCTAATAACTATCAAGGTAATACCAATAAGAAGCTGCTGAAGTCTTTTACTAAAAACTTTATGGCTGATGTTGTTGTAGCAAAAACCGTAGAGCGTCAAATCCTTGTCGGTGATTACGACAACTCAACAGGCGGTCAAGTTGCAATGAAGCGCGGCGTACAATACACGCCAATCCGCTCAAACGACGGTGACTTGTCAGGCGGCACTCGCAACCCAGTGCGCGTTGGTCAGGTAATCGGTGAGGTTGGTCAGTACATCACTGTACTGGTCGAAAACAAGCACATCGAAGAAGCTTTAGAAACTGACCAGTTAGACCAAATCTTGGCACCTGCTGCTACAGATATGGCTATCGCGTTAGAGTCTGAGTTAGTCGCTCGCATGGTTAACAATGCCGCGTTAGTGTCTGGCACTAAAGGCCAGTCAGTGAACAAGTGGTCAGACGTTGCCCGCGCTGGTGCATTGATGAAAGAAGTAGGCGCACCTGCTGGCGAGCGCTACTCAGTTATCAGTAACTTCGAAGAAGTATCATTAGCTAACGTGCAGTCAGGCTTAGGTAACAACAACAACGCTACCGAAGCGTGGGACACTGCAACAGTTCGTGAGCGCTTCGCTGGCTTCGACCGCGTGCTGACGTCCAATAACTTGGCTCAGTACACTCAAGGTACAGCAACCGCTGCTGCCCTGTCTGCTACGCCAATCGCTACTTACACGCAGTATAAAGACAGCTACAAGATGACTCTGGCTCTGTCAGGTGTAACTCCTGCGACTGGCACATTCAAAGCTGGTCAGCAAATCCAAGTTGCCGCATCGTTACTGGTTAACATGCGCAACCAAAAGATTCTGCGCGAAGGCACGGCAGGCGTGCCAATCACTCTGACAGTGCTAGCTGATGCAACTGCTGCTGGTGGTGTAGTTAACTTGCAGGTTTCTGGTGCAGCAATCATCGAAGCTGGCGTTGACTCATCTTACAACACGGTAAGCCGCGCCTTGGCGTCTGGTGATGCTCTGGTGTTCTTGGGTGCAGCGTCAAGCGTTCAGCGCCCAGGCTTGTTCTATCATAAAGGCTTCTTCGGTTTAGGCTCAGTCCAACTGCCGAAGCTGCACTCCATTGATAGTAACGTAATCAACGTCGAAGGCTTCTCGATTCGGGTTCATAAGTTCAGCGATGGCATTGGTAACAAGCAGTTTTATCGGTTCGATCTGCTCCCTACCTTCGCCTGCTTTAACCCATTCCTCGGCGGTCAGTTACACGGCACAGTGTAACAACCAGCTAGACTACAAAGGGGTGCTATATGCGCCCCTTTTTTATTGCTATACTGTACAAAACGAGGGCGCACCATGATTACAAAATCTCACATCGTAGACGGCGCATTGCAGCACTTAGCTGTTGAGGGCTTACTACTGCAACCAATGGCATCTGACCAGCAATCAGCCATTCAGCATTTAGACGATTTAGCCGCATCATATACAGAAATGGGTATGGACACTGGCTACATCCAACCGCTAGTGTATGGCTCAAGCTCTGGCGCTGATGATGCTGGTATTAATGCTGGCTTAGCTGGACCATTAAAGGTAATGCTTGCCGCATACATCGCCACAATGTACGGCAAAGGCTTTAATGCGCAGCTAGTGTCATGGGCTGAACGCATGCTCACACAGCTTACAGTGTCGCCTGTGGGTGATTCTAGCTATCCATCAACGCTGCCAGTTGGCTCTGGTAATTATGATGGTCCAAACACTGATGTTTTTTATAGGGGCTAAATCATGCCAACAATAAACGCGGGAAGCCGCGCAATAGTTACAGTTCAAGACGGTCAAGCCATTTGGGTGACAGCTACGGGCAATGCTCGCTACACCATTGGGCTACCTGTCCTATCCGCATCAACATCTATCCCGCGCAACCAAGAAACGCGCATTGGCTACTTAGGCACCACGGCGAATGTTGAGCTTATTTGTGAGAGTGGCACGCTTAGTTATCAAGACTCGCCTTCGGTGCTTGTGCCGCTTGATGCTGGTAGCTCCATTCAGGAGGTTGCTACTAATGTTAACTCGCTTAAGGACAACATTGGAGCGGTTCAAAAACTACCTCAAAGCGGCGAGCCGCCAGCGCCAAACTTTGCTGTTTACCCTGAAGCGAACAGCATTGACCCAAACACGCAAGGCTCAAGTATTTGGGGTGTCGGCTGGACTGTTTTTCCTAACAAAATAGGCGCAGTAGCAAAGCCGCTTGGGCCTGACGGAACAAACGCCGCTGAATGGCAAATCGACACAGGTTACGCTGCTGCAACTTTAAATGATGCGTCTGTTGCCACCATAACTGGCGGCTATGACCACATCAACAATCAGATTGCAGGCACTATTTCTGGCGGCGGTCATAATTACATCCAATATAACAGCGAAGGCCACTCATTGATTGCTGGTGGCTCTTACAATTGGATTGAGGCTGGCAGGGCTACTATTGTGGCAGGCACTAACAACAGAGTGTCTGGCGATATTTACAACACAATAGGCGGCGGCTTTACAAACAAGATTTTAGCGGGTGGTCACAACTTAATTGCAGGTGGTGAGTTTAACACCATCAATAATCCGCTAAACAAGTATGTTTATGCGTTCGGTCGAAACATCAGCGTAACTGGCACAAGCAAAGACACAACAATATCTGGTCGCGCTCACACAGTTGCAAACGATGAAGGCTCGGCGATTGTTGGCGGTCAAGGTCACGATTTAAGCAGCACGCTCAAATGCGCCGCGCTTGGCGGAAATGAAATTGATTTAACAAGCGCCCAATTTTCTGGCGTGCTTGGCGGCGACGACATAACAATGACAGGCTCGCTGTATAGCGCATCTGTCGGCGGTCGTGTCAATGTGCAGACTGGGCGCAGCTCTTTCATGGCTTGCGCAGAAGAATCGAACGATAATGGCGCAAGAGGTCTTTTTACTGGCCGAAAAGCGCAGGGGCTTGGTGCTCAATTCCAAATTACTATCGGGTGCAACCACCCGACTGTTGGCGTCACCTCTCAATCAATGAAGGTTGCGCAAGGCGTGCAGACTACTGGCGCAAACTTGAACGCACCAACTGAGCAGATGATCACCGTAGGAAATACTGGTCTTACTGTAATTTCAGGCAATGTTTATGTAATTGCAAGAAACATCACGGACAACAAGACGGCTGGATATACGGTCAACTTTGTTGGGCAGTGGGACGGCACAACTTATTTCCTGAACGGCGGTACTGCTGACCTAGCCATGAGCGTTATCTACGCAGACGCAACAAGCAACATCACAGCACCAACTTTAGCGTTTAGCGCTGGTCAGCTTCGGGTTAGATTCGGTGGCACAGCGTCAAAGACGGTTAATTGGTCTGCTGTTATTGATTGCTCAGTTATGAAGTTTTAAAGGCTTCCAACCAACACTTGCCAATCCCAACCATCTAGGCTAGGATTGTTTTATCAGAAGGGGTTCTGATGCAACTTACCACGCTTGGCCACAATGGCAGATAACACGACCTAGAGCAGCAGACTCCATCTGCTTTTGTGCCTAACGTGTTTGAAATTGTGGCAGTCATAGGTTTACGGCTTGTCCGGTTTCCCTATTTCCGCAAGTGGCTGATACTTGCGACGACGAATCAGCGAGAGATTGCCACCTTAGCGGGTGGCTTTTTCTTTTGTGAGAAGCTAAACTAAAAATCCCAACGACAGGAGCAAACACATGGCATCACCAACCCAGAAGCCGCGCCCGCCAAAAGACGGAAAGCCAGAACCAACCAAGAAAGGCAAGAAGTGAACACTATTGATGCGGTGCTGCTATTTTTGTGGTGCCTGCTGATTTTAAGAAACACAGCGGCTTTATTGCCGCTTTTTATACTGTCACTTGATATTTTTATGATAAATATTTTTGATACGGATTTCCCACGCTATTGTGTAATAGCATTAGTTTACCTCGAGGCCGCCAAGTTAAATATACATATACCCGCAAAACTACGCTATGCTTTTTTAAGCTTCGCGTGCCTTTATTGGGTATCGGCTTTCGATGAAATGCTTTACAATCATGTGGATACATATCAAGGGCATTTTTACGCTGTCATGCCTTACCTAGTGATAGCACTGAACGCCTACATTGCCGCGGTGCTTCTATTGGATGGAGGGCGTACACTTGTTGGATTTCTTGGCAGATGGCGCAGCTCTGTTATTAATCGCATTACTTGGTTATAATTCGTTTACCAAGGTCAGAAACATAGTCAAACAGAATGATCAGCAGAAACGACTTAGCGAACGCAATAACAGAGTACAGTCAAACTCTGACAAGTAAATTCATAGCCGTTGCTGGTGGCACTTCTGCCATATCGCATACTCCAGCAGGCGACTACATTAGAAGCGCTGTTGAATGGTGGCAAGGGTGGCCGTGGATGGAAACATTATCCTATGTTGCGATTGTGCTGTTAATTATTGAGCGAGGTTTTATTGTGTGGGCGTGGTATCGCAAACACAAAAGAGGTGAGATTTAATGCCTACTATCCAACTACCTCTTATTGCAGGAAAAGCCGTTGACCAGTCAGCGGATTACCGCGACTTTCTACCTGTCAACATGATTCCTATTCCTGAAGCCGCCCCGAATGCTCAAGGTTACTTTACTAATCACCCAGGCTTAACACTGAAAACAACGCTTAGCGGCGGCGTTTCAAGTGGTGGCATCTATAACGCGCAGGATGGTACGCTATACCGCTTAATTGGCAACAAGCTACATGGCAATAACATTGAGCTTGCAACCATTCCTGTAAGCGGTAGAGCTAGTTTTTCCTACTCGCCAAACTCGACAGCCTTTGCATTGAATGGTAAGGCGTATTACTGGAATGGCACCGCGTTAGCTGAGTTTAAAAACTGGCAGACTGGTGAAAACGCTCTTGGTATCACCAATTATCAAATCGACGGCATCATAGACGGCACGCGCAATCTAGGGCGTTACATCTGGCTTACTCCTAAGTCATTCATCGTTACCGACTTATCAAACGAGCAGCGCCCAGACTTTGTTGCGCCTATCTACTCTGCGGAGTCTGACCCTGACGACAACGTTGCTGTCATTGATTGGGCTGATTTTGTTGTTGTGCTTGGTCGTAACTCTACTGAGTTCTTCAGGCTGACTGGAGATCCAGATTTAATCTATACGCCGCAGCGCAGCCTTGTCGTTCAGTTCGGCTGCATCAGCACGCATGCCAAGTGCAAATTCGCTGGCGGCATTGCTGTTGTAGGCTCTGCGCGTAACGAGCCGCCATCTATTGCACTGTTATCGGGTCAAGGCGTGCAGAAGCTATCAACGCCAGAAATCGACAAGGTGCTGCAATCGTACAACGACAGCACACTGCAAAACACTGTACTGGAGACGGCAGTGTGGCGCGGCGTCAACTTGCTTTATGTCCACTTGCCACTAGAAACTCTAGTCTATGTCGCTCAATCGCAAACGTGGATTAAATTGAAATCAGGCTTAGGCTCTGCGCGATGGGTTGGCATCGACATCATCTATAACGCAGCTACAGGTCAAACAGAAGTCGGCGATAAGCGCGGCGGCACCATTGGCACGCTATCAAGAGCGATGAGCCAATACAGTGAAGCGCAAGAGTTTTACCTGCAAACGCCACTCGTTAAAGTAGGCAAGGCTTCCCTGTATGATTTAACTCTTGACACTGTTTCAGGCTTTGGCTCTGAGCAGGCTTTGCTAGGTATTAGCGCCACTGAAAACGGCTACACGTACAGCAAAGAGCAAACCGTCATGCTGACCAAGCCGCAAGAATACACAAGCTACCCAATCATCAGCAGAGTTGGTGGCACTAGAGATAAAATCGGCTTTAGGCTGCGCGGTGTTAGCTCTGAAGCTGCCAATATTAGCGGATTTACAGTGAGGGCTGAAAATGCCTGATGCAAGATTGAAAAAGCCACTACAGCTATCGCAGCAGACTCCGCGTGACATTTTGCCAAAGGAGTGGGCTGATTCATTGAAGCTTGACTACCTTTCAGGCAATGAAGCGCTGACAGAGATAGCTGCAAAAGTTGACCTGATAGGTAAGGCTGTTTATGACTTACAAGTAGCGGTGGAGGCTATACAAGATGCTTTACCGTGAAGAAATAAGGCAGGCTTTGTTTAGCTTCTTTGGTGAGGTGTATCAGGGCAATCAGTCTGCCATCATGCTGGCTGTAACGCTGTTTGACATATCGCAGGCATGGGATGACTTAGTAGACGGCGACAGCATTAGCGCAGATGAAATCAATCAGTGTTTTATGAATTGCTTGGTTGTTTTACCAACCAACCCAATGGCGCAAGCAATGCCAGAACTACCGCATCACATATACAACGTCTTTCTGAGATGGCGCGACGCTACTTGGCTAGAGAGCAACGAGCCAACCGACGACAATCTAAATAAATGCTACATGCTACGCGCTGGCTTTTACGATATTTTTGTGCTAATTGCTGCTAAACTATACGGCGATGACTATGCGCGGCGTGTTGGTCCGTCAATCAGAAAGTTTTACGGCGAAAAGCTGAACGAATACAAGCAGGAGTTTCAACATGGCTGATCCAATTACAGCAGGCATTGCTGGCGGCACGCAACTGGTAGGCGGATTGATAGGCGCTAAGGGTGCATCAAAAGCCGCACGCGCAGAAGAGCAAGCGGCACGCGATGCCATTGCGTTGCAGAGAGAGTCGCGCGACTTGTCAATGGCTAACCTTCGACCATTCATGGAGACTGGCGCAGGAGGCTTGCAGGGCTTGCAAACTCTAGCAAACACACAGCTAGACCCTGACCAGTTTTACAACGATTACTTCAAGTCGAACGAGTACAACCAACTTGCTGAGCAAGGGCGCAGAAACGTCTTAGCTGGCAGCGAGGCGACAGGCGGATTAAAAACCACATCAACCGCTAACATGCTAGGCTCAATCGCGCCACAGCTTGCGCAGTCAGCCTTCGCACGTCAACAAGCTTTGCAGGACGCTAACTACAATCGGCAAATTGGGCTTGTAAACGTCGGATTGAACGCAGCAGGCGGCACCAATGCAGCAGTCGGCACAGCGGCTACCAACATGGGCAACTTAACCATGCAGCAAGGTCAGGCGCGTGCTGGTCGATTAGCTGCACCATATCAAGCCGCATCTGGCTTGCTTGCTAACTTGTCAGGTCAATACATGGGCGGTGGCTTCTAATGGCAATTAACTACTTTGAAAATCTAGGCTTTGGCAACTTCGGTGAGCGCCAACAGGCAGCAGCGCAAAATGCTCAAGCCATGCGCGGCAACGAGCAAGCCATGCAGATGAATGACCAAGCCTACAAGATGAACGAAAGCAACATGCAGCGCCAAGTGAAAGCTGACGAGCAAGCAATGCTGAAGTTCCAGAACGACCAACAAAAACAACGCGCTGCTCAAGGTGCAGGCGCATTCTATCAGCGGTTGCAGGCTGGCGACACTCAAGGCGCATTGCAGATTGCTTCGCAGTATGAGGAAGATATCAACGGACTAGGCGATCCAACTTTCACTACGCAAAGCGTTGCTGAGCTAATGAAAACACCGCAAGGCGTCGAGCAGCTCAAGCAAATGTCTCTAGGCATGGTTCAGATGGCTGCTGGTCCAGACCAGTTTGCTAGGTTTACTGCGGAGCAGGCTAAGCCGATGGAGCCAGCGAAACCAGCTTCATATCAGCAAGGTTCTGGAGATCTGGCTGGTTACGTTTTCAATCCAGAAACTGGCGAATATAAGGCCGCGACAAACGTATTGCAAAAAATAGAGTCAGCAAGAGCTGCAAAACAAGGCGGCGAAGAAGTTGGGATTAAAGACGTAGCAAGCCTAAATAAAGACATTACAGCTTTAGTAAAAGACACCGACATGATTTACCGCACAAGCAAAGACATTACAAAGCTCAAGAAGTTAGGAGGCGGACCCGCCTCTATTTCTATTGTTTATAAGTTTATGAAATCATTGGACCCAACATCTGTGGTTCGGGAAGGCGAATTCGCCACGGCTGCAAACGCTGGCGGCATACCGGAAAACGTACTCAACGTATACAACAGATTGATTGAAGGTGAGAGGCTTCCAGAGAAAGTAATTGAAGACTTTGAGATTGCAGCAGCGGAATTAGCCAACAGCTCAATAGATGCAACAAGCTCGGCTGTTGATGGATACTTAGAAACATTCGACACAAGATTGCCTCCACGACTGAAAGAAAGCCTGAAAGGCAGGGTTCCGCAGCGTATAGAGATTGGAAAGAAAGACAGAAAAGAGGAAGACATTATGAAGGAGTACGACTTATGACAGAGGAAAAGTTAAAAGCCGCATTAATTCAGGCGCACAACAAAGGTGATAAGCAAGCTGCTCAATTGTTTGCAAATAAAATTAAAGAGCTTCGGGCGCAGCAACCTGTGCAGCAAAATAATGTCATCCCAGTCGGTACTGGCGCAAATACGCAGCTTGTTGACATTACACGGCAACCACAGCAGCAGGCTGATACATCGCTTGGCGAAAAGATTGTTGGTGGTTTGGAAGCTGGGGCAACGCTTGCTACTGGTACAACATCTGGAGCTTTAGGTTATGGCGTTGGAGCTGTGCGTGGTTTAGCTAATCAGGCTTTTGGCGACTTCTCAGCAGAGCAAGCTAGGCAACTGGCAGAGCAAAGCGCGGCAGAATTAACTTACTCACCAAGAACTAGGGCAGGGCAAGAGGCTGTTGGCAATATCGCCGATGTAGCGGCAACGCTCCCGCCTGTTGTGGCTGGGTTTACTCCGCAGCAATTGGCTGGTGCAGGTCAGTCTGCAAGAGCGTCGGCTCAAGCGGCTCGCGGTGCTCCAGATATGATGCCACAAAGACAGCCGCAAGCTATGGGCGGGCTATCTGTTGGAGCTGCTGAGGTTCCTGCTGACCAAGTAAGAATAGCGCAATCCCAAGATTTGCCAGTGCCTCTGCCGCTAACAAAAGGCATGGCCTCTCAAGACTTTGCGCAGCAGCGATTCGAGCGTGAAACAGCAAAAGATCCAGAAATGGGCGCACCAATCAGGGAGCGCATGAATTTACTTAATCAGGGCATTAATCAAAACATTGATGAATTTATCAGTGCTACAGGTACGCAGCTACCTGAAACAGCTTGGCGGCTAGAGACTGGCAATAAAGTTATTCAAGCTCTTGATAAAGGCTATCAGGCAGAAAATAAAAAAGTTAAAGCAGCATATGAAGCGGCTAGAGCTAAAGGTGAGACGCAAGAAGTTATAGACGTGTCTCCGCTTGCTGATTACCTGAACGAGAGCAGGGTTGATGTTACTGTTGCGCCTGTAGTCGGTGCGATTGCAAGAGAAGCTGAAAGGCTTGGTGTTGGCCAAGGTAAAATCGAGGACGGCACTTTTAGAATATTACCAATGACCGTTGACCAGTCCGAGACATTGCGGCAGCGTGTAAATGCTTTAACTGACAGTAAAAATGGGCAAGACTTGCGCAGGGCTGGCCAAATAAAATCTATTATTGACCAGTCGCAAGAGCAGGCGAGCGGCCAAATTTTTAAATCCGCAAGAAAGCAAAGGCAGCAGCTGGCAAATAAATATGAGAACCTAGCAATCATCGACCAGCTTTTAGATACGAAAGGTCAATACAATGACCAGCGAATTGCTGCTGAGAACGTGATAAACAAAGCCGTCATAAGTGGCAGTGTTGAGGATTTAAAAAACCTTCGCCGCGTGCTGTCAACTGCTGGAGAGGGTGGTTTAGAGGCTTTGACGGAGGTTCGAGCTGCTGCTTTGCGTCATATTCGGGATGAGGCGACTAGGAATGTTGGTAGAGATCCATCAGGTAATCCACTAATAAGCGCTAGCGGCATGGATAGAGCAGTGAAGGCGCTAGACAAAGATGGTAAACTTAACCTACTATTCGGCAGACAGGAAGCTGCAAAAATTAGGCTGCTTAATGATGTGGCAAAAGATATTTTAGTGTCACAACCGGACGCAGTAAACAGATCAAATACGACTTCCGCATTGCTAGCCGCCCTTGATATGGGGATGACCGCATCGGTTGGCATCCCATTGCCAGTGCTTTCTGGTCTGAAAGTTATCAGGGATAAAGTGAGGACGGCAAAGACTGAGAAAAGAGTAAAGGAGGCTTTAGAATGAGTTTTGCAATGTCGTTTATATGCCTGTGCCTCTTTTGGTATGTCACAGGTTTTTTTGAAAAGAAGTAGCCGCTTGTGCGGCTTTTTTCTTACTTAATGACAACACACGGCACCAGTGCTAAAATAAATCAGCACCCAAACTAAACTAAACTAGGGGCAACAATGGCGATTTTACGCAGTGCAGCGGTTTACATTCCAGACTTAAAGTTTGGGCGTCCAATTAGCCTTGGTTCAGTTTATATACTGCAATCAGGGCTATCAGTCCCATCTAACGCAACGTCCATCACTGGCGGCATGTTAGAGCCAATCTTCTACAATGACGAAGTTGGCTCACAGATTGCTATCAGCCAGCCACTCAACACGACAAAGGGCGGAGTTTTATACTCTGGCACGCCTGACGTAGTTCGGCAATATTACACGACAGCATCAAGCTACATTGTCGCGGTATATAACGCAGGCGGGGCGCTTGAGTATTACGACACTATGTCTGATACCTTCGGCGGCTCTGGTGGCGCTTCTGGCGCGGCTACGATTATTAATGATTGGAATCTGGCAATAACCCCAGGCTTCTATCAGGACGCTAGCACAGCATCACTCAATCAGCCTGTCGGCGGACGTCGCTATATCGGATGGGTTGCTAACACCAACGAGGCTGGCGACTCAGTTGTTCAGGTGGTTGCAGATGTTACTGTGCCAAACGGCTTTGCTTACATTCGCGTCAAGTCACTTGGTGTTTTAGGTGCTTGGCGTCAGCAGTGGGATGCGTCAAACTTCACTAGACAGGCATCACCGCTTGACTCTACTGCTGGTGCGGCTTTATTGGTCGGCGCTGGTGGTTTGATTGGCAATGCAATCGAATGGGGCAACAGCACCAACGATATTACGTTAACGGCGTTTTATAAGCTTGCTGGAACTGCATCTGATACGCCTGTTGGCGTAACGGTGCTGGACTCAGCGGTTATTCATGTCAATGTTGACAGCATTACCGCTTATCAAATCTTTATCGAAGCTGGTAACGGCAACTTGTGGACGCGCAGAAAGTCAGGCACATGGTCAGGCTGGCGGCGTTCAGGCGCTACTGGGTTAGTGCCAAAAACAGCAAGCTATCAGTTGGAAAGCGTAGACTTCGGCTCGACTGTGCGCTTCTCAGGTGGCGCGACTGCCACTTGTACGATTGTTGCGGATATTGGCTATGATGGCGGCTTGGTTCAGGTAATCAACCGTAACAGCGGCTCACTGACGATTGCAGCAACAGGCGTTACTTTGACTTGGTTGCAAGGCGGCTCAACCGCTACAGGTTCGCGCACACTGCTGACAGGCTCAAGCTGTACGCTGATTCGTGTTAGCTCGACTCAGTACGAAATCACAGGGATTGGCTTAGTATGAGCCTGTTATTATCTGGTGTTGCAGCTCAAGCTGTTACTGTCAAAAATTTGACGCTTGATGCTGCCGATTCGTCTGCGCCTGTGACTGCTGATATAACCTTTGGCACTAACGGTGTAGTTTCACACACTGGCGGATCTTATAACTGGTTTGTTGCGCCATTGCTGAATGTTGGCAATGATTACGAGATTTACGCAGAAGTGACAGCTACGCCAGCGGGTTCTTTCTTCGGCACCCTTGGCGCTTGGCTTCCGCTTACATCAGCTCAGGCTTGGTCGCTTACTATCATGTCAGGTAACACATCTGGCACGCTGCAAATCAGCATCAGAAAGGCTGGAAGCACGTTAGTTTTAGCGACTGGCTCAACCGTATTTAACGTAGAGGTCACAACATGACGCTCTTTTTAAACTTGGCCGCAAAGATAAAGTTAGACGCTCGCTTGCTGAATGGCCAACGCGTTGAAACTGATACTTTGGTTGGCGCAGAATACACTTTAAACATGGGCGGCGTCATTATCCGCAAGACGCTTGATAACGGGCTGGCCATCGAGGCTGATGATTCTGGTGAGGGTTTTTTATATGCCACCTTCGCGCCTAATGAGTTAAACATTGTCGGCACATATCAGCAGCGGTTAACTGTAGCTGGTTGCGATGGTCAAATGTACGGCGCTATTGTGCGCCCCGAATTACTTTACGTTAAGGAATAGCGATGCTGCCTGATATTCTAAATTATGTGCCAGATCCAAATAACGGCAGACCGTTAGCGGGTGCAAAGGTCTATTTCTTAATTGGTGGCTATACAGCACCAGACCAAGATTCTGACCTAGATTTAAGCAAGATTGCGCCAATCACTGCTGATGGTAATGTTGTGCCGCAACCGTTGTTTACTTCTCAAGGCGGCACCATTCGCGTGGGTAGTCAGGTTAACCAGCCTGATTTTGTGCCAAGCGGATTAACTCGGCGCGTTGCAGTGTATGACAAGTGCGGCAAGCTGGTTTACCAAGTCGGCTACAGCGCAGAGGGCGCGTTTGTGTCATCTGCCGCTCTAGCCGATGAAGACAGCACTGTTTTAATCGGCGGCATCACCGCATCAGCGCTTGTGGCGCTGGCTGAGGGCGGTGGCGGTGGAACTGGTGGCGGCGTTGATTATGTCACTACCATGCCAACCACAATCACTGAAGGTCAAACGCTGTTTCAACAAAACGCCTATGATTTAGGCTTTTCTATCAACGATGGCGACTCCACACAAATCGTTGAGTTTAGCATGATTGACGGCGCTGCTTATTCTTCAGGTGGTGGCGGTGGTTCGGTGACTATCGCAAACGCTGCTGGAACTGGCAACGCATTAGTTAACACGATTTCGCCAACCTCTTACACATGGAAGCGCATCAAGCAGGGCGCTAACGTAACCATCACTGATGACGGCAACGAGTTAACCATTAACGCATCCGGTGGTGGTGGTGGCTCTACAACGCTGTCAAACGCTGGTGTTACTGGCCTGCCTTTGGTTTCAACACCTGTTGGCTCTGATTACCCGATTAGACGGATTCAGGCTGGCGCTAACGTAACCATCACTGACAATGGCACCTACTACACGATTGCAAGCTCTGGCGGTGGCGGTGGCGGCGGTATTACATCACTAGAAAGCATTTCGTCAGGCACAGGCGCGGACATTTACAAAGACACAATTGCAAACGTCGGGAGATTTAGAAAAGTAAGGTCTTCAGACAGTAGTTTGCTACTCACTTCTGATTTTGATGATGTTGACTTTACTGTAAACGCTGTTGCTTACACAAAAGTAAACGCAGTGCCAACGGCTCGCTTAATGGGGCGGTCAACTGCTGGCACAGGAGCGTTAGAAGCTATTGCGCTAGGCACAAACCTTTCTTTCACCGGAACAACGCTAAACGCAACAGGCGGCGTTTCTGATGGGGACAAGGGCGATATCGTAGTGTCTAGCGGCGGCACGTCTTGGTCTTTTGATTCTGGCGTAGTAACTGCGTTTGCTCGAACCTTCTTAGATGACGCAACGGCTACGGACGTCAGAACGACTATTGGCGCACAAGCTTTGGATTCTACACTGACGGCAATCGCTGGTGTTACAACAGCAGCTAACCAAGTGATGTACTCCACAGGTGCAGACGCATTTGCAATGACGTCATTTACTGCACTGGCTCGCACGCTTCTTGGCAATAGCACAGTGTCAACAATGCTGGCAACGCTAGGCATTACAGTTACAACCAACGCTGACGGCACATCGATTAGAATTCCAACATCAACGCCAACTAGCGGCATTCAGATTTGTTTCAAGACTGGCTTGTCAACTGGTGCCATCTCAACGGCTTCTGGCTCTGTATTTGTTGGCGCTGGCGTTCAGTGGACATTCCCACAAGCGTTTGCAAGCACTCCGGCAGTTACAGAATCGGTGCAATCGGCACACGCTGTATGGATTGGCGGTGGATTATCCGCTAACGGCGCTACAGCTTCATATTTTAGGGGTTATTCTGGCATTTCTGGAGTAACGGCAGATGTTAGCCTTATCGCAGTAGGGGTTTATTAATGGCAGATTTTCCAAATCCAGCTACGGTTGGCAATGTCTACAATGTAGGCGGTATTGACTTTCTTTGTACTGGCACAAGACGGTTTAAGCCAATCACTGAAAACGTGGTTGTTGATAACGTGGCTTTGTTCGCTACTTCAATCGTGCCAGTAAATCACGTTGCAACGGCTAGGCGGTATTACTCAGGCGGTGATTTTGTTGACGGCCTGCGCTACTTTAGTCGCGGCATTGGCTGGCCAGCGGTTGCAGATAATATAGTTAACTTTGCAGACTCGAAAGGTAACTTTCTTGAGCTGCTAGGTGGTGCTGAAGTTGATATTCGTCAAGCTGGTGCTGCTGAAAGCTTAGTAAACAACGCGCCAAGAATTAACGCATTACTAACGGCGTTTGCTGGCTCAAAAGTTGTTGCGCCAGATGGCGTTTATAACATCCAAGCTACTGTAAACGTGCCAGCTAACACCGTCTTTGGTGGCGCTGGTCGCGGCTTTGTGCTGAAAAAGAATTTTAACGGCGATATGCTTAATTTAGGTAAGCTGTCGCAAATCGAATTTATCAAGTTCGACGGCTCAAGAGCTTCACGCTCTGGTGCTGGTGTCGTTATCAATACTGGCGCAAACACCCCAGTACCATCTGACCAAGGGCATCAGGTTATCCATGATTGCCAGTTTGTTGATATGGCTGATTATCCGATTAAGTATACTGCGAATAACTTGGGCTGGATGTCTAAAGTTATCAACTGTCAGTTTACTGACTACAGCAGCACAGCGGCTATTTTGTGGCCTGATGAGCCATCTAACGGCGGTAACAGGACCATCCAAAACTGTTACTCTAACTCTCGCCTTGTAAACGTAAACGGCGCGGATAACGGATACATTCACGACAACGTGATTGGTGGAGCTGGCGCGATTGATGAGGGTGTATATTTTCCACCTGGGACAACACACAGAGCCAAGAAAGTTCACATAACTAATAACAGATTCGGCATTGCATCAGGAACCGTAAACCTGCGCGGCGCTGATTTGATATTCAAAGATAACAGCATCTCAGGCAGCTTAACCCTGTACAGCGACGCATCAAACGACGGCTGCGTTGGCTCTGACATTCAGAATCGGATATTAACTGGTAACTTCTTGGACGCATCAGAAGCGGTTAATTATGTTGATATGAACAGCAGAGGCTTTACTCCTGCTTGGGGCGCTGGTGGTTCGGCTCCGTCATTCGGTAATGCTGATGTTCGCTGTTCTTACACTCGAAAAGATAACATCGTAACAGCCTACTACTACATTGTTTTTGGCAGCACTACAACCTTCGGAACTGGTGGTTGGTTGTTCTCTTTGCCAGTTAATAGGGTTACAGGCGTCAATACCGATTACGTCGGTAACGGTATCGGCAGAAATGCAGGCTTAACTGTTCGCACTTTGGCTGCGTCTGGATTGCCTAACACTATTCAGGCAAATATTGCTGATGGCACTTTGGTATCTAACACGGTCCCAAGTGCTTGGGCTTCTGGTGATACTTTGATTATGCGTATCGAGTATGCGATTTTTTAAGGGGTAAGTATGAACTATGCTGACTTTAAAGCTCTGTGCGCCGAAGCCCTGCTTGATTGGGGTTTACACTCTGACCATTGCGTTGAGTTGTTGGCGATGATTTGCGCTCACGAGTCGCTAGGTGGTAAGCATCGGCGGCAGATTGGCGGCGGTCCAGCGTTAGGTATATTCCAGATTGAACCAGTTACGCACAACTCAATTTGGGATAACTCCGACACAATTAAAAGTAGGGCTGCAAAATTTGGCATCAAAGAAGACGTTGCCAACTTAGAATCAAATGACCGTTATAGCATTTGGATTGCTAGGCATTATCTGTTGATGGACAAAAACCCACTACCAAAAACACCTGAAGCAATGTCAGTCTACTGCAAGTCGTATTGGAATCGCACAGGCAAGGCAACGCCTGAAAAGTATCTAAACGATTACAGAGCTTGGCAAGATGGACGCCTTTAATAAGATGTTTAGCTTTATCTGGTCGCAGCCAATACACGTAACGCTGCGTCAGATGAGGATTGTGCCAGTGGGGTTAATCATAAGCTCTCAATTGCTCCTGTGGGAGATTGTGCGAAGCCTTAAAGCACTAGATGCCACTCAAGCAGCAATGGCCTTTGGCGCTATCGCAGCGGCTTTAATTGCGGCAATCTGGAAAGGCGTAGACTCATTGCACAGGAGTAATATAAAAGATGATAACTAGAGTTCAAGTTAGAGTTTTAATTTCTGTTTTGTGCATATTATTCTCGGCTTATGCTGGTCACTACATAACAAACAGTTATTGGAATGAGCGGTGGGCTGATAGAGATAGCGCAGACGCAAAAGCACAAACGCAGATATACGCCGAAGCGCACGAGAAACAACAGAAACTTAATGCGGAGTTGCAGCATGCTTATCAAATCGCAAAAGATATGCAAGACAAGTTCGAATCTGATCGCATTGCTGCTGCTGACACTAGCAAGCGGCTGCGCGACGAAATTGCCAGATACAAAGCCAGTGCAAGTAATCATTCCTCCACTATCAGCATCAGCGCAAACGCCGCAACCGATAGACTTGTGCTCGTCAACGTGCTTGAGCGGGCTGACGCAGCAGCGGGAGATTTGGCTGATTATGCTGACAGAAACCGACAAGCAGTGATAAACTGTAACAACGAATATCAAGCCTTGCGGGATAACTATGCCAAGCAAACTAAGAGATAACACTCCAACTCCGCTATCAGCTAAACAAGCGCTGATTAACGCTAGACGATACGCGCAGCGCTTGCGCGATAAGTAGCCCTCAAGCGAGGGCTTTCATCTTCACATAATCACGACTGGACAGCCTGACATTGCGGCAGGCTTCTGTTACTGTCATTCCATCAGACACTAGCGAAACCACCATCTGATAACGCTCAGCAAATGACTTGTTGCTGCGCGGTGTTGGCTTTGACAATCCAAGCTTGCGCTTAGTCTGCGCAACTGTTGAATAGTTAAAGTCGGTCAGTTGAATAATGCGTTTAACTGTTGCGCCTGAATGAAGCAGGCTAACTATGACCGACTCAATACTGCCACTGTGCGTAAACGGTATGGCGTATTGGTCAAGCGTTGCCAGCACTTGCAGTAAAGTCATTTCCATCTTGTCTGCTATAACTTCAATCGGCACATCTTCATCAGCTAATCCGCAAATTAGCATGTCATCGTTTGTTTCGTATTTCATTGTTTGTCATTCCTAATTCCCAACATAATGTTCTGACGTAACGCATTGAACGCCCCGTTCTTTCGACTATAGCTTTATAGCTTGCTCCTGATTCGCGCAGCTTTATAATCTCAGGCTTCTTAGAGTTGCAATCGATAATCCCCCGCTCTCTAAGTAGCCGCAACTCTCTATCTGCCGTTGACTCGCTGCATCCGACAATCTTAGCTGCATCTGCTGCCGACTTCCCGCTGACTAGCAAATCAACCAGTTGCGCCTTGTTAATTTGACCTCTTGCGAATGATGGTATGGCGGTGATGATGGCGTTCATAGCGAAACCACCAAAGCAATCGCAAAAACCAACACCGCAGCAAGCATCGCATAAGACCTGATAAGCTGCCTGTAATATGCCTTGCGCTGCTGTTGTCGAGTAAGCCAGTAATTTGGTCTAATCATTATTTTTATGCTCCAAGTTATGTATCAACTGCGCCACACCGATGATTGCGGCGATTAGTGCTGCGAAAAGTAGTAGACCTAGCCAGTTGTTCATGACCAAATCCACCATAAAATATAAGTAGGCCAAGCAACAATCAAAAAGCAAAACGACAAGACGATGAATAAATCAAACGGGTTGTTTATTCCTTGTCTATCAGACTTAAAAACTCCGCACAAGAAAAACAAAACTGTCAGTGTTAAATTAATTTTTAACAAAATATCCATTACGCTTCCTCCAAAAGTTTTACGACCTTAGCCGCCTTATGGTGAACAAAGTCACCGTTAACCAATGCAAAGCCATTTGCACAAGGTCTTGCTGCAACTTCTTTCTGCGTCTTCCTAATCCGAATCAGCACAGGCTTAGGCTTGTACGTTGGCTTTATTTCAAATACTGCGTTAGGGTTAATCATTTTATTCCACCCTCAATACGCTACAAGGCGAATCAACATCAACAATTTCCATATCATCAGGCAGCGCGTTGTGGCGCTCAAGGTCTGCTCTGACGTCCCAAGTTACGCGCAGCTTTGTTGGTAGCTGCATGTGTGTTAGGGTGTATTCTTCGATGGCTTGGTTTAGGTGGTGTTTGATGTTCATGGTCTGCCCTTCTTGTTACGCTGGCAATATGGCTTATCATTTACATATTTTGCAGCCATCTCGCTGCGTCGTTGCGCTTTGCGCTTTTGCCGCTTTGCTGTTTTCTTGTTTGCTGTTGGCTGATAGCCAAGATTTACCGAATCGCTTCGCGTAACTACATTTTCGCTTTGCATGCAAGCTGCTGATACAGCTATCGCCGCTAATAATAATTTTTTCATAACTTAGCTCCAATCTCTGCGGCGGCTCGGACTATTGCGCGGCGGGTTGCGGAGCATGGGCAATCTTTGAATCTCTCTAAAACTGTCATATCATGGCTATCAACGTGTGTTTTATTGTCATCGATAAAAATATACAGTTCCAATTTAACCGCCAACCTAAACGCATCGCCATCATCATTAAGCGGATTAAAAGAATCAATCGGCTTTTGGTGCTCGCTCAATCTGTATGTAAAACCACTGCAATCTTCATATTCATGGTCTAAAACAGTGATTCCCGCAGCCTTCGCCGCCAACTCAAGCAACTCTTTATCTGTGCGCTGTGTCATACCATCAACTCCCAAGCGTCAATCCGCTTTTGCGCTAGGTTCAAAACTTCTGCAACTGCTGGCTTTGATTGCGCCATTGCATGCCGCGCGTTTTCGCTGTAGCTCAATTGCATATCAAAGTTAAAGCGCCCCTGCTCGCACATCCAATCTGTTGCCGCGTAAAGTGCCAAGCGGTCTTGCGCTGCGATTACGCTGGTTTTGGCTTCTAAAAGAAACTTGCTCATAACACGCACCACCAAATAAACAGGCTAACAGCAACACAGCCAAGCCAGAAGGATGCAAAGGCTAAGCGCTCTGCGGTTGATTTGTCGTCGTATCTCATAAAACCTCCCTGTAAACGAGCCCAACATACGCGGCAACAGTTACCGCAATCATTACGACGTAACAGCCTACAGCTAGCCAGTCGCGCTTTGGTTTTGGTGCTGCGCCGTTAATTTTGCACAGTGGCTTTTCTTGCATTTCCAGCTCTCCTGATTTTATCCGCTCGCTTGTATAATCAATGTAGTTCATATGCACCTCGAAAAGTGCCAGACAGCTTACTTGGCTTGATTGATAGTTACAGCCGCATCGGCATTATGACAACTGTTGAGTCATACTCAACGCTTTGAATGTCAAAAATCAAGTGATTGTCTGCGCCATGCAGCTTTAAGTTGGTGCCGCCATAACGTTGGTTGCCAACAAGTTTGACCGCCTTATCAAGTAATGAAAGATATGTTGCATTAACTCCGACCTCCGCTGTTGGCTGAGCTAAATCACGTTTAATGACTTTTTGCCAATTAGGGTATCTGCCATCTTTTAATTTAAAGAACAGGCATCCAATTATTAAACCTAGCGAGCATTCAAAAAAAGCCACCCCAGATTGCTTTTCTTCATCAAGTTCAAAATTTATTTTGTACGCCTTCCGCGGAATGGTGCCGATAACGTCAATAATGTAACCCGACTCGCTATCGTGAATTTCGTAATCAGCGTGGTTTACGAAAAGAGCGTGACCGTTTGTTGCAACGATATTTTCTCGTTCAACCATTACGCCATTTAGATACCATCTAATATCTCTTTTTGCTGCGAATAACTTTGCCGCCATAAATGGCTTTGCTAACACCGTAAATTTTTTCATTTTGCATCTCCAGTATTGTTTAAACTCTGCACGTGTTGCAGGGCTTGTGTTAGTTTTTCATCAGTTGCGCAAACACAATGCGATATAGTTGCGTCGCTCATCAGGTGGAATCTGGACAGTTTAACGCCGCCACTGTCGATTTGCAGCCACATCCATTCAAGACCGTTGGCCGCGTTGAAATATTCAACCTCAAAGCATAACTGAGCCAGCACATCATAAAACGCCGCTGTGCGTCCGTTATGGGCTAGCACCAGCCACTGCCTGCGCTTAGCTGGCGATAATCGACGGAATGAGCGGTCTGCGATTCCGATTTTGTTGCATAGGTCTTTTTGTTTCATTCTGTTCTCCGGTTTGTTGTTTCGATGGACTTAATATAGTGCGGCCATTTCTGGCCGTCAATATTATTTTCAATTATTTTTTCATAGCCACAAAAAACCCGCCTAAGCGGGTTTCTTAAATTCTCTACAAATCACAACCACAACATCGCCGATACGCTCATAAGCTCGCATCTTGTCAAATGGCAACTTGCTGCAATCGTCTTTCTTTTTGACGCATGACATGCACATACTGCCTTTTGGTTGGTGGGTCATTCGCCTAGCTCCTTCGTCAACTCCTCCGCCCACAAGCTCATATAACTAACACCATCAAGCAAGCTATCCTGGTGCAGTCTATCCGGTGAGCTGTACTGTCTCACAAGCTTTACCATCGCCAGCAGCAAGCAAACATCAGAGCCAGTTAACGACTTGCCAGTTGCCGCATTAAACGCATCAGCAGCCGCTGCAAAGCTCCTTTCGCCTGTCCCGCTAGCATCGTACTGCTTGCCGCGTTCAGTTTGCACTCTGAGGCATTCAGATAGGTATTCTGCGGATGTTTTTGGTGCCAGCTCTGCTAATGTGCTCGGCTGCTTTATTCCGTGAATAGCGCAGCCAGCATTGCCTAATCCGCTGTTTAGTTTTATTTCTCTTTGTTCGTCGTAATGCAATCCATCACCTCCATTCTGCGCTATAGCGCTGATTCTATCGTCTGTTGGCCAGTCTATCGATTTCATTCCTCCGCCTTAATCTCTGTCCTGTTAAATTCTCTGATAATTTCACAATGAGCCGCTGTCGCTTCTTTCCAGCACATACTTGCAATATCGCTTCCTTGCTTGCACCATTCAAATTGCACCACAGCTTTTTCTATCTGCTCTGCGCTGCATCTATACTCATAAACTCGCTCACAACCCGCAATAAATGCAATGGCTGTGATTATTGCTGTTTTTGCTTTCATTCCGCCACCACCCATTTAAACTCAGGAAATTTACCATCTAACCAAAAACCCGTGCCGCTCGGCGCTTTCGGCATATTCGGCACCACTGCAACGCAGCAATCACAAAGCATCCGATAGCCGCCAAGATGGTCGGTATGCTTCACTGTGTCGCAGCCATCGCACATAAACTCATCGTCGCTTAATTCCACAAGTAACTCCAAAAGCGCCCGAAGGCGCTAGGTTGATTGATTAAAAGTCAGGCATGTTA